ATCACGGATAACGAATCTACAGATGAAAACAATGCGATCATCTTTGCTGCTGGTGGAGATATTGATGGTGGTAATCTTGGACTAGAATCAGATGGAACATTAACATACAATCCTAGTACAGGTAAAGTAACTGCTACAGGATTTGTAGGAACACTAACTGGTAATGTAACAGGCAATACATCTGGTACAGCCGCAACTGTTACAGGTGCAGCCCAAACAAATATCACTTCAGTAGGTACATTAACCGCACTACAAGTAGATAATATTAACATTAATGGTAATGCTATTACGAGTACTGCTGGTGTAGACCTAACGATCACGCCATTAACAGGACAACAGATTGTTCTTGATGGTACGATTGTCATTGACGCTGGTGTGGTTACAGGTGCAACAAGTATTACTTCAACAGATTTTGTTGGTGATATAACTGGTGATGTGACAGGTAATGCTGATACAGCAACTGTACTTGCAACGGCTAGAACTATCGGTGGTGTATCATTTAATGGTTCTGCTAACATTAACCTTCCCGGTGTCAATAGTGCTGGTAACCAAAATACATCTGGTAGTGCGGCAACTCTAACTACCGCAAGAACTATCGGTGGAACCTCATTTGATGGTTCTGCAAATATTGATGTTGCACTAGCCACACTTGCTACTACTGCTACAGTCTCCGATAGCACTGCAAACACGAACTTCCCAGTGGTCTTTCACGATGAGTCAAATGCTCTATTAGATGATACGGGTGCATTGCGTTACAACCCAAGCACAGGAACCTTACTTGTTCCAAATCTTGTTGTGGCGGGAACAACTACTCAGGTTGACACGGTTACGATGAATGCACAAAATGCTGTTGTGTTTGAGGGTGCAACTGCTGACGATCATGAAACAACACTTACAATCATTGACCCAACTGGCGATAGAACAATCAATCTACCAAACGTGAGTGGTACAATTCCTGTACTGGCGGCCGCATCAACCACACAGATTACTTCTACTCCAGAAGAGCTTAATATTCTAGATGGTGTTACATCTACAGCAGCAGAACTGAATATTCTGGATGGTGTTACATCTACAGCAGCGGAACTTAATATTCTGGATGGTGTTACATCTACAGCAGCGGAACTTAATATTCTGGATGGTGTTACATCAACTGCTGCTGAACTAAACATTCTTGATGGGGCAACGGTTGTCGTTGGTGAAATCAACGCATTGGATTTAGGCTCTACTGCTGTAGGTAATGCCATCGCAAGTAAAGCAGTCATATTGGACTCCAACAAAGATTATACAGGAATGCGAAATCTGACTATCAGTGGTGAGATCGACGCCGCCACTGGTGACTTCTCAGGTGCGGTAGACATTGCTGGCGCTACAACAACTGCTGCCATAACCGCTAGTGGTATTATCAAAACGGATGATGCTACAGAAGCAACCTCTACTACAAACGGTTCATTACAGACTGATGGTGGCTTATCTGTAGTCAAAGATATCGTTGCTGGTGATGACATCAAGCTTCTATCAGACGCTGCTGTTGTAGCATTTGGTGCAAACTCCGAAATTACTCTTACTCATGTTCCTGATGTTGGTCTTACATTAACTCATGTTGAAGGCGGCAATTCCGGCATCCCAGTTGTTTTCCAATTGAAATCTGAAGAAGATGCAATTGTAGCAAACGAGGTTATTGCATCTCTTGAGTTTGCTGCTGGTGATTCTGATGGAACAGACGGTGCAACAGTCGCTGCTGGTATTCATGCGATTGCTGAAGGAACATTCTCTGCTAGTGCCAATCCGACTAAATTGGTCTTTACCACTGGTGTATCCGAGACTGCTGCTTCTAGTGCTACCGCTAAAGCGACACTAAGTTCAATCGGTGACTTCCAAGTTGCTGGTGACTTAGTAGTTAAAGATGGCGGTCTTATTGGTTCTGCTAGTGACTTGGATGCTATAGCAATTGCCTCTGATGGTGTAGTAACTATGAATCAGATACCAGTATTCAGTGCTGGTATTAATGTTTCTAGTGGTACTATTGCAGGAACACTTTCTACTGCTGCTCAAACAAATATCACTTCAGTAGGAACATTAACCGCACTTCAAGTAGATAATATTAATATCAACGGTAATGCAATAACAAGTACTGCTGGTGTAGACCTAACGATCACGCCATTAACAGGACAACAGATTGTTCTTGATGGAACAATAATTATTGACGCTGGTGTGGTTACTGGGGCAACAAGTATTACTTCAACAGATTTTGTTGGTGATATAACTGGTGATGTTACAGGTAATGCTGATACAGCAACTACACTGGCGACAGCCAGAACTATTGGTGGGGTTTCGTTTGATGGTTCTGCTAACATTAACCTTCCCGGTGTCAATAGTGCTGGTAACCAAAATACATCTGGTAGTGCTGCAACTCTAACGACAGCTAGAACAATTGGTGGGGTTTCGTTTGATGGTTCTGCTAACATTAACCTTCCCGGTGTAAATAGTGCTGGTAACCAAAATACATCTGGTAGTGCCGCAACTGTTACAGGTGCAGCCCAAACAAATATCACTTCAGTGGGCACACTGACAGCATTGACTGTTGATAACATTATCATTAATGGCACAAATATTGGTCATACTTCTGACACAGATTCTATAGCGATTGCCGCAGATGGTGTTGTAACATTCTCACAAATACCAGTTCTTCCTGCAAACTCAATCGATAGTGCTGCTTACGTTGATGGTTCTATTGATAGAGAGCATCTTGCAGCAGATATTATTGATGGAACTAAAATTGCTGATAATGCTATTAACTCTGAACATTACGCAGCGGATTCTATTGATGAAGAGCATATTGCTAATGATGCTGTTGGTGCAGCAGAACTTAAAACCCTTTCAACTCTGTTGATTAAAAACTCTGCTGGCACTACACTGAAAACTTGTCATACTGCGGGTGCATAAATATGAGTAATATGGAGAATAATTAAATGACAGCACGGTCACCCCTATGGTATAATAGCGGCAATCTTCAAGAGATGACCTCCGCTGAGATTGTTGAATGGCAAAAGGCAGCAATTTATGTTTATGCTCAGTCTCCAACATCAGTACTTACTGTTGTTGGCGGCTCGGGTAACCTTGCTGCTATGAGTGATACAAGAAAAACGGCGGGTGCTTCTTCTACAAATGTATCTGCTTTTGTTGCTGAAACCAGTACTGCTGAACCCGGCACTACTACCGTTTCATATGACAAGGTTACTCAAACACTTACTACAAGTGGTGTTGGCCAAGTTTCTGATACTGGCAAATCCTATCCTGTTTATTATGACGGTAGTGGAAACATTCAAGCAATGAATCTTACAGATTTTAGAGATACTTTTATTGCCCCCGCAATTACTCTAATGGTATCAGGCTCAGAATCAAACAATACTGGTGGAACTTATACGATTACAACTTCTTCAACGGCGCCGGCAGGATATACTAATGTGTCTACTACTGCTGTGTTTGTCGATACTCGTGCAAACACAGCTGCGTATACTGCTGCTGGTATTCCAGAAACATTGGATCAACCTACTACGATAACTAGTTATTTTCTTCACAGAAGGAATGGTGCAGATAGTACACCAACTAGAAATCTGTTGCTTATCAACGGTGACAATGATTTGCAAGAAGGCGCAACTGCTACAATGAAATCTTTGATAGGAAACTGGATACGTTATGATGCTGCTAACACCGTTGGTCAAAAAATCACATATACGATGGCAACATCTGGTGGTAGTACAAGGGGTACTGCTATTGTTGATACACGTCTTAACGGCGCTGGTAATTACCAACAAAAACTGATCAACGCCGATGACTATCGTTCACAGGAATTCCCGAATGGTAGTGCAGCAACAATAACAACATATAATCTTAGGATTGCTAAATCTTAATAAAGAGTGGGAGATATTAATGTCATATTTATGGACAGATAAAATTACAGATTACTATTACAGCAATCCAGAATTGGATACTGTTGCAGTTCTGTGGACAGACCCAGATGATGGTCTTGTCAGAGAACATTATATTCTGGTAGATGAAGAAGATGAACAGTGGAGAGATTTTGTAAAAGTAGTTTCTTATGAGGATATAGATAAACGTACTCAGGTTCGTCATGAAGAGTTTCGTGAACAATTTAGAGAAGCATTTCGAGAATGGACTGTAAGAAATGAAGAAATAAATGAAGATGACATACAAAATACAAATCAATCAACTAATACAACTAATATTGAAGATGTAATTATTAATTTTATCTCAGAATTTGATAATACAGAGGCCGATCAAAAAGAAAAGTTGTTTAAACTTAAACTCAAGGTTTTTGAACAAGACGTTGTGAAAAACTCAGGTTCAGACGATAAATTTAAAAACGCAAAAACATTTATTCGTAAGGCAGACAATCCTATAGAAATTCTATTAGGATACATGGTATTTACAAATGGTGCTGAGATCAAGATGTCCGATATAGAAAAGTTTAAAGTTGAGGGGGTTTATATTCCGATAAAATAATGATGAATAATATATTATGTATGAAGTGGGGAGATAAGTATGATGACTCCTATGTTGAGAAGTTAAAAGAACAGTGCGAGGCAAACTGTTCTGTCCCCTTTAAGTTCTGGTGTTTTACCGACAAGCCAGAAAAAGACTGGCACATTCCAATTCCAACTACACTAGATGAGTTTTATGATGAGGACCGTGGTTTCTTCTGGGCGTATCGTAAGTGTTATATGTTTAGACCTGATCTTATTAGTGGTGATGGTAAATCTTTCCCAGACAATTCCAAGTTTCTTTTCCTTGATCTTGATGTTATCATTCATCAAGACTTAAAGTATTTCTTTGATTTACCTAACGACAAGCCTTGGATTGTTCGTGGGTGGTGGAATAATATTCATACTGTTAAACAAAACTATGCAAAGCATAAATCAACACCTCTTAATTCATCAGTCATAGTATGGAAGAAGGACCAGATGATGCCTGTGTGGAATCATGTTGTGAAACATCCCGAACTTGTTTTCTTTACATACCCAAGTTTGGATAACTACTTTGCCCACCATTGGTATGATCCTTGGAAAGAAGATGAGGGATTTTTGCAAGGATTTCCACAAGGAGATATATATTCATGGTATAAGGGAAATATTTTTCCTGATGATATGGAGAAAAATAAAATAAGAGAAGACCACAAAATTTGTTTGTTTAATAATAGTGCAGAAACTAGTGATGTTGAGGAGTTAAAATCGTTATGGAATATTTGAAATTTACTCCAGAGTTAGCTCACGATTGGAAAAACGCATTATCAACTTCAGAACCATATGTGTTCAAAAGAGTATTGGATTCCATGAACCGATCTCAATTAGAAAGTAAGTTGTGGATAATCCAAGAATTAATCAAGTTAGAAATTAAACCAAAAAGAGTTGCAATACTTGCTGGGTGGTACTCACAATATATCATTCCTCTTTTGATAGAACACGGTGTTGAGTTCATTTATAATTTTGAAATTGATCGTGACGCTAAAGACATATCTTACAAGTTTAATAAAAGATATAAGGATCAAGAGAAATACGAATGTCACATAACGGATGTTATGTTTGAAAAAATTGCTAAAAAAGAAGAAAAGTTTGGAGTCTTTGATCTTATTATAAACACTTCCTGTGAACATATGTATCCCATGCATAGATTTCGTAAAATTAATACAAGTGTTTCTAGTGATGGTCACGGTTATGGTTCTGATGCGGTATTCGGTGGTGATCCAATATATGTTTTGCAATCTACAAACGAGGATAAATATGAGGACCACATCAATTGCGTGAGTGGTCCAGAAGAACTTGCAGAACAGGCGAAACTGATTGATGTTGTATACAGCGGAACAAAGGTTCTGGACAACGGCATGAACAGATTTATGGTGATTGGTAAATGAAAAAAAATAAAATCGTAGATTGGTGTAGAGATAATGATGTCTGGTATCTCAAGATGGACATAGAGATACCAGAGGTTTGCATTCAAGAAGCACAAGCAGTATATGATGAGGGGTTCTTTGTAGATCATAGATATGGTGATGGAGATGGTTGGTGTTCTGCGGCCATACACAGTTTTGTGGAGAAAGGTTCTGACCCATCACTAGGGTGGTATCACACAAAAAATCCAAATGGTCATGGATTAACTGAGGATACTGTTGATTGGGGATGGACAGAGGTTGCAGAGGTCGCACCTGAGACTAAAAGATGGTTGGAAGATTTTCCACACAGAAATTATCGACGTTTGCGATTTATGTTATTGGAACCGAATGGAACAATTGAAGCACATAACGATTCAAATGAGAAAAGAGACAAAGAAGGTAGGACAAGAAACATTGCTGGCGCAATCAATCTAGCCTTCTATCAACCAGAGAATTGTTATCTGAGACGCACAGACACAAAGGAAGAGTTGCCATTTGAAAACTGCACTGGGTTTTGGTTTGACAATGGCGTAAATCATGAAGCATTAAATAGTTCAAACGAGAATAGGTTCCACTTCATTATGCACGGTGGTTTCAATAAGGAACGTGAAGAACTTATGAAGAGGTCGTTAGTCAAACAGTTTGGTAAAGATGTATTGAGAGAGATCAATGAATAGCTTTGATGAATTTGTTACCCTGTGGGTGGGTGAAACACATAATAAAAAAATATACAAGAGATTTAAAGATATGTTGTTTCTGGTAGTTTATCCAGACAAACTAAAGTGGGATTTTGGAATAGAGAAACAAACCCAAACTACTACATTTATGATTTCTGGTGGGGCAACTGGTTCGGGTACTGGACACGATGTTCATTTTTGTTATAGAAGTGAAGTTCATGATGTTCTTTTAAATTGTGATCATACCCATGCTATGATTGTATCAGTTGGTATGGTATTTGATATGGTATCTGGTGGTCCAGAGAAAAGACAAACACCGATAACAGACTTCTATGATTTTGTGGAGAGTGGTAAGTTTTGCAAAGCACACATAATGGCAAAACCAGACCGTAAAGCATATTTTCACCATCAACATATGAATTTAAATTTGACAATGTGGAAGGATATTGGAGCTCCAGATATGTCTGATAGATATGATGTTATTAAACGATCCCCCGACAATTTCCATGATGACTATACCCCGCCATGGATTGAGATAGAAGGGATGCCTACTATCACGAATTTTACCCATTCTGAAAGATCAAGGAAATCTTTTTCATATTATAGAGATCATCAGACTGAAGCTTGGAAAGACCTTGATAATGTAGATTTAAATGACTACTATTTTAGTAGATTTATGACAAGAATACGAAAACAATTTTATATAGAGAATACAGAAAGAGTTGGAGAACTACCCACGGAAAAATTTGATATTATATTTTCTACTACGGCAGGTCAACGTGCTGCACTAATTGTAGACAGATTGGATTTTGACGGTGAGGTTGTGTTGTTTGATTATTGTCAAGAAAATTTGGATATAAAACAAATGATTGTAGAAATGAACATGTCTTTAAAGGAAATTGGTTATTACAGTAAAAGACTTACTCACAATATGGTAATGCCTGATTCTATTTCATCTAAAAATGCAAAGCGAGATATGCCTGCATTTGAAGATTTGAGAAAATTAGAACAAAAAATGCACAATGATTATGACATTGAATACTGGTTGATGGACTTGATATCACCAAATTATGACAGACTCTTGAAAAAAATTAAAGGTAAAACTATATTTTTTGACGCAACTAACATTTTCTGTTATCACATGTCACACGCATATTATACTCTAGATGAATTGGTGAATGCGTATAATAACTTACTGGATGTTTTAAAACACGCAGATGGAGCTTATTTACGAGGATGGACTCCAACAAAACAGAGATATGATAAATGGATATCGTAGCAGTTCGTATCGGTGATAAGTATGGTCCAGAGTATGAGACATACCTAGAGAACAAGTTACCAGAGTATAACTTTATCTGGGTTCATGAACCATATCATCCAGACGTAACTTTGCAGTGGAACAAGATGTGGGGTATGCAGATGGACACTGATGAACCTATCTGTGTAATGGACATTGATATTTTGCTTGTGGGTGAATATAAAAAGGTATTTGACTATCCAATAAAGCCGGGACAGTTTCTTGCAATGCCGGGGTGGTGGAGAAATGATTCCGACACTTATGAGATTAATGGTGGGTTCTTTAAATACTACCCAAAGGAATGCAAATATATCTATGATAAGTTCATGGAAGACATTCATCATTGGCAACAATTCTATATTAAGAATGGACAGACTAGTGGGCCTGTTAATGGTGAACAATACTTTGTAGAGGATAACTTGAGGGAAAGACTAGAATTGATCACACTACCTAAAGAGTGGTTTACCAGATGGGTTGCTGATGATAAAGTAATTGATTTTAAAAATAACAGAACTTGGCAATACAAAATGACTGAGAGATATAAAAAGGTGACAGGAAACGATTGGATATATATGGGTGGGGAGTTTCATCCTGATATAAAGTTTGTGCATTTCACAAACCACAGAAACAAACCACATGAATGGAGAGACTATGAAAGTTTTCGCAGCAACTAGCTCTTCCTCAGATAGTGTCGCTATGTTGTACAAACTTCTCACTGAAACTAAAGATGATGTGATATCAAGGATACTTCACCTAGACGCATCTGATCAGGATTTAGCACAGTATCCTATTGTCTGTAATTGGTTGAAAGAAAATGTTCGTGATTTTGATTTTGATTTTTCAGAGTTTGAAGATCGTGCTAGTGATACCATGTTAGAAACTATAAGATCAAAAAATTATAATGTTGCATTGTTGTCAGAGACGCACGATGTTGATTTGATATGTCTTGGTATAAATACATATAATTGGAGTCATTCTACTTGGTATTTTCAAACGACAGAACCGATTGAAAATTTTTATGCAAAAGGCAATCTATATTCTAGAGTAGATCATTCCATTCTTAGAGATTACACAGATATCCCTATCGACTGGCCGTTGATGAATCGTAAAACTAAACCTATGGGTCGGTGGCAAACGTGGGAATCTTTACCACAGGAACTACAAAAATTAGTTTCTCAATGTCCTTGTGGAAAGTGTGCTAAATGTAAATGTCTGGATTGGTATAATAAAAAGAAAAATGAAGGATTTAATGCAGAAGAGCTTGATGATCTTATTATGAAAGAAGGAAAATACGGAAAATATTACACAAAAGAGGGTATTACAGAAACCAGACATGATGCTTATGCAGATCAGAAATTTCCAGTTTGGAGTCCGGCAACACCCAGTTATCAAGCATTACCACCAAAACCTCACAATAAGTGATATCCTACATAAACCAAATGTTATAAATATATAAAAAAGGATATCTTCATGGCCATACCTACAAGTAAATCAACATTCAAAGATTATTGTTTTAGGGCACTAGGTTCTGGTGTCATTGATATTAATGTATCAGATGATCAGGCAGATGACCGTATTGATGAAGCACTACAATTCTTTGCACAGTATCACTATGACGGTATTGAGAAGATGTATCTCAAACATCTTATTACCGAGGAAGATGTCGCAAGAGGAAAAGCAAATATTTCCTCAACTGGAACGGATTCAGCTGACAGTACTATTACTGATACATTTTTAGAAGGTACTAATTTTATCCCAATGCCTTCTGCTGTTATTTCGGTTATACAGGTTTGGCCGTTCACTGATACTGGCGGTGGTAGTAGTATGTTTGATGTTAAATATCAATTACGTCTTAATGACTTGTATGACCTATCATCTACATCTGTTATTCAGTATCAGATGGCTATGGACAACCTCGACCTTCTGGAACACATCCTTGTTGGTGAACAACCAATTCGATATAGTCAACATCAGAATCGTTTATACATAGATGCTGATTGGTCGAACGCTTTTACTGCTGGACAAGACTATATTATTGTAGAATGTTATCGCAAAATAGACCCAGCAACGTATACAGATATCTTTGACGATATATTTCTCAAGAGATATGCAACCACACTAATCAAACAACAGTGGGGTGCAAACCTATCTAAATTCAGTGGTGTTGCAATGCTTGGTGGTGTTACTATGAATGGAGAAACTATCTATACACAGGCATTAGAGGAGAAAAATAAGTTAGAGGAACAAATCCAACTTACGTTTGAGTTGCCAGTTAATTACATGATAGGATAATTCATGGCCGTTAATAAACATTTTCATACGAGCGGCGTATCTGCAATTGCATCTGAACAATCTTTATATGCTAACTTGGTTACAGAAGCTATTCACCATAGGGGTCATGATGTGTATTATCTTGACCGTACACTTGTTGCTGAAGACAATGTTCTTGGTGAGGATTCTCTGTCTAAATTTAATACACAATCTTCTATTGAAATGTACATGGAAGACTCTGGTGGTGGGTTTGCAGGAGAACGTGAGCTTATGTCTCAGTTTGGTTTGCAAAACCTTAGTGAAGCAACTTTCGTTGTAAGTAAAACAAAGTTTCAAGAAAAAACAAAACAATTACAAATAGAAACGGCAACAGACTCAACATCATCTGGTTCTATCCAATTGGAATCTGGTACGGTATCTGATAGTCAAATATCCTATATTCTAAACGAAACTGATGCAACTGATGCTGACAGGCCATTTGAGGGTGATGCAATTTATCACCCAACACTAAAGAAATTGTTTCAGATTAACTTTGTTGATCATGATAATCCTTTTCACCAGTTAGATAGTAATCCTGTTTATAAATTAAAATGTCGTCTGTTTGATTATGGTTCAGAAGAACTCAGTACTGGTATTGCTGAAATTGATGCAATCGCAGGCGATCTATCAATTTCAAATTCTGATTTTCAGTTTACACTTGAAAATGAAAGTATTATTGGTCAGCCACTTACAATAGGTATGAGTGGATTTACTTTAGATGCAACGAATGTTACCCTTGACCAAACACAAATTAACGAAGACCCAGATTCATATGGTGAAAGGTTAATACTTGAAAATGGTAGTTTCCTTATATCGGAAGAATATATAATTGGTGATGGTGTCACTGATAAAACTGCTCAGAACGAGTTGTTTGATGACTTAGATGATACTGTTCTAGACTTTAGTGAGTCAAATCCATTTGGTGATGCAGGAGGATTATAATGACTACAGGACAAGTTATTTCATCTGAACAATCACTATATGCAAACTTGATTGCAGAAGCAATTCAAATTCACGGACATGATGTATATTATCTTGACCGCACACTGGTTGCAGAAGATACAGTTCTGGGAGAGGATTCTTTATCTAAGTTTAACACTCAGGCTCCTATAGAAATGTATATGGAAAATTCTGATGGTGGATATGCGGGTGAACAAGAAGTGATAACTCAGTTTGGTTTAGAAAATCTAAGTGAAGCAACTTTTGTAGTTAGTAAGGTAAGATTTCAAGAAAAGACAAAACAAATACAAATTGAAGATGGTACAGATTCAACATCGTCTGGTTCAATTCTTTTAGAATCTGGGTCAATAGCAACATCTAAACTGGAAGGCGAAACATTTTATATTCTAAATGAAACGGATGCGACTGATGCTGATAGACCTTTAGAGGGTGACGCAATTTATCATCCACTACTTAAAAAATTATTTGAAATTAACTTTGTAGATCATGATGATCCTTTTCATCAACTTGATACCAATCCAGTATATAAAATGCGATGCCGACTGTTTGATTATGGTTCAGAAGCACTCGACACAGGTATTACAGATATTGATGCGATTGAAGATTCTCTCTCAATTGCAAGTCATCAATTAAATCTTGAGGACGAAACAGGAAGTATTCTACTTGAAACTGGTGGTGACGAATATATTATACAGGAAGACTATATAGTAGGTGATGGAGTAACGGATAAGACAGCTCAAAATGAGTTGTTTGAAACATTGGATGATACGATACTGGACTTCAGTGAATCGAATCCATTTGGTGATGCAGGGAGTGCAGATTAATGAAGGAGACGGTATAATGTTGGGAACCCAGTTCTACCACGAAACAATACGCAACATCGTTGTTGGTTTCGGAACAATTTTTAATAATATTCAATTAGTTCGTAAGGATAACTCTGGTGTAATTCAACAGACCATGAAAGTGCCTTTGGCATATGGTCCAAGACAGAAGTTTCTTGTTCGTCTTGCTGATGATGCAGACCTGAGTAAAGCTGCTGCGGTTACTTTACCTCGTATTGGTTTCGAAATTACGGGTCTTACATATGATCCCGGCCGAAAATTAAATCGTGTGCAGAAGTTTAAAAAAGTTAAGGGCGATAAGTCAGAACAGTTAGACACGCAATATATGCCTGTTCCTTATAATATTGATTTTGAACTTTACATTCTTGCAAAACAGTCGGATGATGCTCTACAAATTGTTGAACAAATTCTTCCTTACTTTCAACCAGACTACACGATCACGATGAATGATAACGCTGATATGGGTGTCAAAAAAGACATTCCCGTTATTCTCAACAGTATTTCTTACGAGGATGATTATCAGGGAGACTTTACGACAAGAAGAGCTATCATTTATACATTGTCTTTCACATGTAAATTTTATCTCTATGGTCCTGTTACATCCAGTAAGGTTATCAAGACGGTACAGGTTGATGCATACACTGATATGCCTGACCAATCACCAACACGACAACAGAGACTTACTGTCACGCCAAACCCAACCAGTGCTGATGCTGATGACGATTTTGGTTTCAATGAGGTTCATTCTTTCTTTGAAGATGCGAAGACTCACAATCCAGTGACGGGTGAGGATGAGTGATAACATGTTTCATTATGCAGATGTGCCTTTATCGGTAATTGATAATCTAATAAATTTAGAAGAAGAGTTACAAGTATTAAATCGGACTCGAAAATTTGCGTATGAAAGTAAAGAAAATTATTTGGGATATAGAAAAATATCCGACAGTGGGTTGCCAATAGATAAAATGAGTGATTCAATGCAGGGTCACACTAATTTAGAAATTTTCACTGAAGATGAAAAGGATAGTTCACGCAAACTTTTCAATGAAATTCTAAAACCAATTATTGGATATGAACCAAATACTCAAGGTAGGTATGGGTATTACAAAGAACCAATTCATATACACAATGATGGTGAAAATTATCTGGGCGATGATTGGAAATCGCATAACAGAACAGGACAAAAACCTCGGCCTGCAAACACAACAATATTCTTTCCACTAAGATGTTACAAAGAAGATGGAAGTACGGGAACAACTGAGACTGTATACTTTGATCAAAAAACTCCTTGGTCTGCAAAATCTGGAATTGATATTGAGAATGACGATCAAAAGTTTTATAGAAAACATGGCACAACTGGGTGGCAATTAGATTATGATTACAGTGATTTAGTAGGATACACTAACAAACCTTTTGATTCAGATGTTTGGGTAGAACACCTACAACACCACCCAATTGAGATGTTACATGGGTTTAGTTTTGCAGCATCTATTCCTTGGAATATTGGTCAGGTTTTGATGTTTGAGACTTCAAGAATTCACTGTAGTTCTTATATGGAAGATTGTTTTGGTAAAGACTGTTTTCTTGTGAAGGTCAACACAAATTTATGGAATTGAACCATGAAAATACTCATACCATTTTCAGGCGGTATCAACTCTACATACTCACTTTATCGTTGGTTAACTGAAACTGACGCTGATGTTTTTGTTCGATATGGATTTGATCAATTTGAAAATGATGACTACCGTTCAGAAGAACTTGAGAGAGTTCAAAATGTATCACACTTCCTCAAAAAACAATATCGTAATTTTAATTTAGAAATGGGTGAGTTTCCCAAAAAATATGTCGAAGAGCGTATTCCTATTCGGTCAGGATTTAAAAAAGGAAAATTTAATATTGGTGCGCTTAAGCCAAGATATTTTGGAATTACTAAATGGTGTTTTGAAACCAATGTTGATGCAGTATCAATTGGTGTGTCTTTAGAAAATACCTCAACACAGGGTTATGAATTGAGTCGTCGGGAATCTGGTATTGAAAATATTGGTGTTGATATATATTTGGGCGGTGTGCGAGAGTTAGTTCCAGTGTCCACTGGAGATGATTTCAACTATGATGAGATTGCAAAACATATGGTGGGTCGGTTTGAACAATATGAGTTCTTACCAAAAGAGTTGCGAGATTTGTGTGTTAGATATAATTCAGAGAGTCGTAATGGGCGTGAAATGGCCTATTGGAGAACCTATAAAATATTTGTTGAAGAGGGCAAGACAGGAAGAGACTTTGATTTGTATTGTGCCAAACACGGCAGCTATGGTCCTTGGAGACATGAAGCTGATCCAGAAACTTATATGTATAGGGGTCGAGGTGAGGATGGAAATTTACATTATTTACTTTATGAATAAGGAAGGTTTTTGAAAAATGAAAATACTTATACCATTTTCTGGGGGAGTCAATTCTACATACTCACTTTATCGTTGGTTATCTGAAACTGATGCTGATATTATTTCTCTATACGGGGTTGATCAGTGGTATGATGATAAACATAACGATGATGAATTAAATAGAGCTAGAAAAATAGTAAGTTATTTAAAATCTACTGTCAGAGAATTTGAATTTGACATAAGTGAATGGCCATCTAATTATGTTATTGAGAAACATCCTATACGGCCGGGATTTAATTTAGGAATGTGGGATGTTGGAAAGGTTCGTCCTCGATATGAAGGATATGTTAAGTGGCAAAATGAAACCAAAACAGATGGTATTTCTATTGGATTATCGTTAGAAAATACAGCAATGGATTGTGGTTATAATACATTACGTTCTGTTGTTGAACAAAATAGTATGGATATTTATTTAGGAGGAATGCCCGAATTAACACCAGTTCCGCAAGGTGATGATTTTGATTGGGATTATATAAGTTCAAAAATGATTGGAAGGTTTGAACAATACGAGTCAATACCAGAAGAGTTACAAAGTTTAGTTGTCAAATGTAATTTGACTACATGTAAAAAAGAAAAATGTAGGGATTGTGCATATTGGAGAACCTATAAAATATTTGTTGAAGAGGGCAAGACAGGAAGAGACTTTGATTTGTATTGTGCCAAACACGGCAGCTATGGTCCTTGGAGACATGAAGCTGATCCAGAAACTTATTATTATCGTGGTGCATCAAAAAAAAGAAATGGTGAAAATGCTAAAGAAGCTACTCTTCCATATCTAACATATAAGTAAAGGATATGTCATATGGTAAATGAAATAGATAAAGCACTCGGTGTGGTTGGGGATGTTATTCCCCCAGAGGCATCTTTGAACCCAAACGCCAAAATGTCTGATGTTTCCCGTTATCCAGTAGAGCTAGAGGGGGGTGAAGATGTTGATGCTGACTACAAGTATCAACGAGAAAACTTTTATCGGTTGGTTGAACAGGGCTCTACTGCGATTGAGGGTATCCTTGAACTTGCGAAAGAGGGTGAACATCCAAGGGCATACGAGGTTGCTGGACAGTTAATCAAGAATGTTGCAGAGGTCACTGAGAAACTAGGTGACCTTCAAGAGAAGATGAAGAAACTCAAAGAGGTTCCCAATAACGCACCGAAGAGTGTTACGAATGCATTATTTGTTGGTAGCACTGCTGAGTTGCAAAAAATGTTGAAAGGTAAAAAGTGAGTAAGGTTCTTTATTATCATCTCAATTCCTTTCCAGAAATAAGTGCAAGAGATGAGTATAAATTAGCAACTAGTTTTGGATTACACTCTCCTCGTTTTAGATTTGGTTTTGACAACCAGTTTGATTTGATAGAGAACCCCCTTACAAATTTTCCTACAAATTTTACATCAACATTCGAAGAGTTAACTAATCGTAGGGCTGTAGAGTTGTGGGATATTGGCAAACCAATAAGATTGTGGTGGTCAGGTGGTATAGACAGCACATGTGCATTGGTAAGTCTGTTGAAAACTAAAAGGTTGGATACAAGTCTTACTGTGTATCTATCAAAAGCTAGTGTACAAGAAAATCCACGTTTCTATGATTTGTTAGTTAATAAGAAAATTAATTTGCAGTGGCATTCTTTTGATAACTATGTCTATGACAATGATCAGTTATGGGACGGGCAAACAATTAATGTTAATGGTGGCGGGGGAGATGAATTATTTCTCGCAATATCATCATATACATCTATAGAGGATTTTTTCAAAATTAAAGACCACGATTGGATTAATGTTATGAAAGATTCTGATATGTTAAACACTGCTGAAAAGTATATTGATATGTCTCCATACAAACCAAAAACATGTTGGGAGTTACTTTGGTGGTTTGCTAGGAGTATAGATGATTTATTATCAAGATACCTCTCACCAAGATTTCTCAAAGACCCATCTGTGTATCATCTAGAATATCCATTTTTCTATACAGATTATTTTGAGAAGTGGGCTTTGTCTAATCCATATGCTGGACATAATGGTGACTATGGAACATACAAATGGCCAATGAAAAAATACATATATGATTATGATAAAAATGAAGATTACTTATATACAAAACAAAAAGAAAGTTCATTTCGTTCAGTAAATAAACAACCACGATATGAAGGTGTATCTTCTAATCATTATGTTCTTAATACGATTGTGTATGAAGATGGTACATACGTTAGATACTAAATAGATCAGGAGATAGTAATGGCTGATAATCAATATTTAGGAAATCCGAATCTGAAGAAGGCCAATGTCGCCCAGAATTGGACGAAGGAAGAACTTGTTGAGTATCAGAAATGTATGGAAAGCCCACAATATTTCATAGAAAACTATGTAAAGATTGTTTCTCTTGATGAGGGTCTTGTTCCATTTAAGATGTATGATTTCCAGAAGGAAATGGTAGGTACTTTCCACAGCAATCGTTTCACCATCTGTAAACTACCTAGACAGTCGGGTAAGTCTACCGTCATGGTTTCATATCTACTTCATTACGCACTTTTCAACCCCAGTGTCAATATCGCAATCCTTGCGAATAAGGCTGCAACTGCTCGTGATCTACTATCACGATTGCAACTTGCGTATGAACATCTACCGAAATGGTTGCAACAGGGAGTAATGAGTTGGAACAAAGGTTCCTTGGAGTTAGAAAATGGTTCAAAAATTCTTGCCTCTTCTACTAGTGCTAGTGCCGTTCGTGGCGGTTCTTACAACATCATTTTTCTTGACGAGTTTGCGTATGTCCCCTCAAACGTGGCAGAACAGTTTTTTTCCTCTGTGTACCCCACAATTTCATCTGGTAAGACAACAAAGGTAATGATCGTTTCCACCCCGCATGGTATGAATATGTTCTATAAACTATGGGTGGATGCAGAGGAAGGTCGTAACACTTATATTCCTATTGAGGTTCATTGGAGTGAAGTTCCCGGTAGAGATGAGAAGTGGAAAGAGGAAACGATTAAGAACACCTCTCAGGCTCAATTCAATACAGAGTTTGAGTGTGAGTTCCTTGGTTCTATTGATACCCTTATCGCACCATATAAATTGAAACAATTGACATATCGGGCACCAATACAGTCTAGTGCTGGCCTTGATGTTCATGTTGCACCACAACCAGATCGTACATATGTTCTCGTCGCAGATGTTGCAAGGGGAACACAAAACGATTATTCTGCGTTTGTGGTTGTGGATGTAAGTGAAATACCATATAGAGTGGTCGCAAAGTTTAGAGACAATGAACTGAAACCCCTTATATTTCCATCCAAGATTTATGATGTTGCAAGAGCATACAATCAAGCATTCGTATTGATTGAGGTTAATGACATAGGAGAACAGGTTGCTAGTGCGATGCAGTTTGACTTGGAGTATGACAACCTTATTATGGCAAGTATGCGTGGGCGAGCGGGACAGGTCATTGGAGCAGGGTTCAGTGGTGGTCGAGCGCAGTTGGGGGTAAGAACAACTAAGGCTGTAAAAAAGATTGGTTGTTCTAATCTCAAACAGTTGGTTGAGGATAATAAACTTATTCTTGAGGATTATGACTGTATCAACGAACTTTCTACCTTTATTGTCAAGGGCCAGTCATTTGAAGCAGACGATGGGTGTAATGATGATTTGGTCGCATGTCTCTTTATCTTTGCATGGTTGACAGACCAGACATACTTCAAGGAACTAACTAACAACGATATTCGACGGGTCATGATGAATGAACAACAAGACATGCTAGAACAAGATATGGCACCATTTGGTTTCATTGTAAATGGTCTTGAGGATGAGAATATCGGTGAGATGGTAGACGAATATGGAACTCGCTGGTCACCAATTGTGAGAGATAGTTCTAAAAGTTGGTAATATCCTAAATAAATTCTATTAGATCATGATGTTTCTTAATGTAACAGTTGTAGCATAGAATGACAGACTGATCAATTAGGTGAAATACCTCTTTGCGGCTTTCATCACTTGTTCCAACTCTCTTGGATACTTTGCGTATCTCTGCATCATGGGGGTAGAATTTAAGACAAACGTGTTCTGCCTCACCACAGTGAATACAGGATTTGTCTGTGAGAAATTCGTTTAGGAGATATACTCGTTTCTGGTAATTTCTCCGTGAAACTTTCTTGATAGTGTCTTTGTATTTTTCATAATGATTATTCATGATTCTATTTATATGATATAACACTTATAAAAACGAGTTTTGTAAAAGAGGTTTTTTATAAATATCTGTATAACAAATAACTCTCTTTAAGTTAGGAGTAAAGATATGGGATTTCTAGTTTCACCCGGCGTTCATGTACGGGAAATTGATCTTACGAATGTTGTTCCATCTGTATCTACCTCTATCGGTGCAATCGCCGGTCCTTTTGCAAAAGGTCCAGTTAGTGCGGTTACTGCGATTAGTTCGGAAGAACAGTTACTACAGACATTTGGTAAGCCAAACAGTTCAAATTTTGAGTGGTGGTTCACTGCTGCAAACTTCTTGCAGTATGGTGACGCTCTTCGTGTGGTTCGTGCAGAATCAGGCATTTTAAACGCTGGTGCAACCAGTGGTATCCTCATTCGTGACGATGACCACTATGAAGATAGTTTCTCCACAGGACAGGGTACTCACGGTGAGTGGACTGCTCGTACCGCTGGTACTTGGGGTAACTCAATCGGTGTGGATATCTGCCCCAGCGCAAGAGCATTTACTCAACCTCTGGGTACACTTAACCTAGTGAATGGTGCCGGTGCAATTGGTGATTTGCAAATCACAGTTGATGATCAAGATGCAACTGATGCGACAATCGCAGTCGGTGACATTATTAAGTTTTTCACAAACAACTCTGTCACTGCAACATCTGACGGGGCAATCACAGTTCCATCTAAAACTCTTACGGTTGATGGTAACTCTGGTACAATCGCAGTTGGTCAACGTGTGATTGGTGCCGGTATCTCTGATGGTGGCATTCAGGCTAAAGTTGTAACAGTTACTTCTCAGACTTCTCTTATCCTTGATAAAGCAATTACGGTAGCTGACAATGTGCCTCTTGCATTTGATACGGTCACCGCAGTTGAAAGTGGTAACGTAGAATACGAAGTTACTTCTGTTTCTGGTGAAGTTCTAACTATTCGTCTACTTGATGATCCCGCCGGTGGTGGACTTAAAACTATTATTCCTGATAACTCTTACATTCAACGCCGTTGGCGTTTCAGTGACCTCTTTGATGCGCCTCCTGGCACATCCGATTGGTCAACTGCAAACGGGCGGGGTGAACAAGACGAACTTCACGTTGCAGTTTACGACACAACAGGTGACATTACGGGTTATGCTGTGGATGTTAAGGGTCAGCGTGGACCTTCAGTTATCGAACTGTTCCCTGCTATGTCTAAAAACTCTGCTGCGAAGACAACACAGGGTGGAAATAACTACTACCCAGATGTTATCTTCCGTGGTTCTAATTACATCTACTGGACGGATCACATCTCTGGCGGTACTAACTGGGGTACAGACATTGCAACAGGTACAGACTATACACTAGTATCTGGTGTTAATGTTGACACTCTGACAGGTGGAACGGATGATTACTCCGTGACTGCTGGTGAAATTGAACGTGGCTATGACAAGTTCGCTGACACAGAAAATCTTGACATCAACCTAGTCATGGGTGGTCCAAGTTCTGGTGTTACAGATAGTGATGATGGTCAGGATACTTTTGTGACCATGATTACTGACCTTGTTGAATCACGAAGGGATTGCGTCGGTTTCGTATCCCCTTATCGTGCTGCAACAGTTGGTGTAACATCATCCATCGCTCAAACATATAATGTAAAGAATGCATTTGACAAATGTCCATCGTCTTCGTATATGGTATACGATAGTGGATACAAGTACATGTATGATAAATACAACGATGTGTATCGATTTGTTCCTTTAAACGGTGATACCGCTGGACTTTGTGCATACACAGATGGTGTTGCTGATCCTTGGTTCTCACCAGCTGGTTACAATCGTGGTGGTCTTCGTGGTGCAATCAAACTTTCTTATAACCCACAGAAAGCAGATCGTGACATTCTCTATAAGTCACGGATCAACCCAGTGGTTGATTTCCCCGGTCAGGGTGTTACACTCTTTGGTGATAAGACTGCTCTCACAAAACCAAGTGCATTTGACCGCATTAACGTGCGTCGTCTGTTCCTTGTTCTTGAGAAAGCAATTGCCACTGCTTCTAAGTTCCAACTCTTTGAGTTCAATGATGAATTCACAAGAGCCCAGTTCCGTAATCTGGTAGAACCCTTCTTGCGGGATGTGCAGGGACGCCGTGGTATTTTCGACTTTAAGGTAGTTTGTGATACAACTAATAACACTGGTGAGGTCATTGACCGTAACGAGTTTATTGGTGACATCTACATCAAACCAGCAAGGTCAATCAACTTTATTACACTAAACTTCATCGCCGTGCGAACTGGTGTTGCGTTTAGTGAGGTAGGAGGTTAATCATGGCTAATATAGATGACTTTAAAGCAAGTTTAATCGGTGGTGGTGCAAGAGCCAACCAATTTAGGGTAACTATTACTCCACCATCAGGTATCGCAATCGGTCTTGATACTCGTAGAACTTCGTTTCTTGTTAAGGCTGCAGCACTGCCATCCCGTGCAATCACTCCAATTGAATTGAAATTCCGTGGTCGTACTATCTTCATGGCAGGTGATGCCGCTGTTCCAGAAGCTTGGGAAACTACATTTCTTAATGACACTGACTTTATGATTAAAAACGCAATTGAACGCTGGTCAAATGGTATCAATGATTTCGCATTGAATACTGGTGTTGTATCTCCCTCTGACTATCAGACAGACTTAACTGTTGAACAGTTGGATCGTGACGAAACAGTTCTGAAGAGTTATATTCTAAGGAATGCATGGCCAACGACAAGTGGTTCTGCTATTCCATTAGATATGAGCACTGAAAGTACAATTGAAGAATTTACATGTTCTTGGAGCTATCAACACTTTGAAGCTTCTGGCGTAAACTTCTAATTTGAACCTACTAAATAGACGGTAGGAGATAAAAATATTATGGCAGAATTATTCGGCTTTTCAATACAAAAAGCAAAAAAGGATCAGGGGCTCAGTGGAAAAACTTTCACTGACCCCACTCCTGATGACGGCGCAATTGAGATTGCAGGCGGTGGGTTCTTTTCCTCTGTACTAGATACAGATGGTCGAGAACGCAATGACCTTGACCTCATTCGTCGTTATAGAGATATTTCTATGCAATCGGAGTGTGATGCTGCGGTTGAAGATATTGTGAATGAAGGTATCATTTCAAATCTAAATGATATTCCAGTAAATATCGATTTAACAAATCTAAAATACGGCGATAAAATTAAAAATAGAATTCGAGTTGAGTTCATGGAAGTTCTAAGACTTCTTAATTTTAATGAAAAGGGTCATGATATCTTTCGTCGTTGGTATGTTGATGGTCGTATATACTACCACAAAGTTATCGACAATAAAGACCCACAGAAGGGTTTAACCCATCTAAGATTTATTGACCCAACTAAAATTCGTAAGGTTCGAGAAACAAAAAAAGACCCTAGCGTTGACCAGAATGGCGTTGAAATGGTCAGTAAGGTAGATGAATATTTTATCTACAGCGATAAGGGTTTTGCAAGTTCGGGTTCTCAGGGTAATGATCAGGGAATTAAAATTGCTGCTGATTCAGTAGTATATGTTCCATCAGGACTCCTTGACAACAACTCTGGTCGAGTTATCTCGCACCTACACAAAGCAATCAAACCAGTTAATCAGTTGCGTATGATCGAAGATGCGATTGTTATCTATCGCATCTCTCGTGCGCCAGAACGTAGAATTTTCTATATTGACGTTGGTAATCTACCAAAGGTAAAAGCAGAACAGTATCTAAAAGATGTGATGAATCGTTATCGTAACAAGTTGGTATACGATGCAAGTACAGGTGAGATTCGGGATGACCGTAATCACATGTCTATGTTGGAAGATTTCTGGCTTCCTCGCCGTGAAGGTGGTAGAGGAACAGAAATTAGCACACTTCCCGGCGGTTCTAATTTGGGAGAGATTGATGATATCGTATATTTCCAACGGAAACTATACCGTTCACTTAACGTGCCGATTTCAAGACTTGAAGCTGAAAACGGATTCAGTATGGGAAGGGCATCAGAAATTACTAGAGACGAACTCAAGTTCACTAAGTTCGTACAACGTATTCGTAAGAAATTTACCCCCCTATTCACTGACTTGCTCAAAACTAACCTACTCCTTAAAGGCGTAATCTCACCAGAAGATTGGCCTCGTATGCAAGAACATATTCAGTATGACTTTATGGAAGATGGTCACTTTGCAGAGTTGAAAGACGCAGAACTTCTTAATGATCGTATTCAGACACTTGATAGCATTCAGTCCTATATTGGTACATTCTTCAGTAAGGAATATGTACTGAAAAAAGTCCTAAATATGACAGACGCAGAAATTCAAGAGATGCGAGCTCAGATGAAGAAGGAAGTTGAAACTGATCCATTGGATGGTGGTATTGATATGCCAGATGGTGGTGACGGTATCACAAGGTATCCACAGGATGGTGATGGTGGTGTGATTGCACCAGAACAGATGCCAGACTATGAGGAACCAGAACAAGATGGTAAACCAAATGATGATCAAAAATTTGGTAAAGGAGATAAATAATGAGTAAAGAATTTGTAGATGCTCTTGTAGATGGCAACAATATCGAAGCGGAAAAGGCATTTAGTATCACAATGGCTGCAAGGGTTGGTGATGCTTTAGAGGTTAAACGTAGAGAACTTGCTAACACATTTGTCAAATATCAGAATAAGGAAGCAGATGGAAATGAAGAGGATTGAGGAAATCTATGAATCTACAGTTGTAGAGAAGGATGAACACAGGAAATCTAAACAATATAAACGTCTTTCACCCAAAATGAAGGACGCAGTGGACGATTTGTTCAAAAAAATGGACTCTAAACCTTCAGATTTCCTAAATAGTTTCGAAAGAACTATAACCGATGTATCTAAGAAATATAAAGTTCCTGAGAGGGAACTTCTTGGGTATTTTGAAAAAGAAATGTTAGCGATCTAGGGGATA